TACGATTCATTTCCTCTTGATGACGCTTCTCTTCGTTTTCTTTTTGCTTATTATCAGTCTTTTTGGTTTTAGTTTTCTTCTTATCTTTCTTCTTAGTGGACTTTCCACCACCTCCTCCACTTCCAGTGCTTGGTCCAGATGTTGTAGCTACCTCTTGTTTGGGTTTTGCTTTAGGCTTTGGTTTCGACTGTCCATTCTGTTTTTTCGGAGGATTTTGCAGAGATTTTGCTTCACTCTTTACTGTTTTAACAACATTACTAACACCATTCTTAACGTTGTCCCATGTCTTCTTATAATAATTCTGCACAGCACTTGTAACTTGTGAGATGCCATTTTTCATTGCCGTGAAATCTAAAGTGAACAAGCCTTTGAGAGCAGTACCAACTCCACTTATAACACCTATCAGAGCTCCAAATGAATTTGCAATGTTCTTTACAACAATCTTTATTACTTCCCACGCTGCCGTAAATGACACTTTCATATATGAAATTGCAGACCTCACCAGCATAGAGTTATTATATAGATTAACCATCCATTTTATTGCTCCAGCAATAGCATTGACTAATAGTTGTAAACCTGTTTTTATAAGATTTCCAATCGTAGCCTTAAACGATCTGAACTCCTCGCTGCTTGAAGTCAGCATCTCGTCAAGCTGCATAAACAACTCTAAAGCAAGAGATATGATAGCCGTAAGAATAAACGTCTTCATTGCTGCATTTGCAGTTCTTACAAACCCCTGTACTGCAACCTTAGCAGTAATCATTCCTTTTTGCCATGCAGACCCAGAAGCGTATGCTGCTGCTGTTTCTGTAGCTTTTATTTCGGCAGTCTTGGCTTTATGGAGAGCTTTTTCTGTTTCTCCGAGATGAGCTTTCTGTATTGTTAGTTTGTTTTCTATGAGTCCTCTTTCCTCTGCTGACGCCGTTTCAAGTTGTCTTTTAAGAGTTTCCACATTTCTGCGCTGTGTTACTTCCTGCTGTGCGAGAGTATTCACATTTGCCGTTGCACGTTCAGCATTTGCAATCACAGAGGAACTTGATAAAGTTGCAGATTCTCTGATATGCTGCACAATCTTCACAAGGGAGAAAGCTGCAAGGATAGAACCTACGACATGAGCAAGTTCCTCGAAATTGTCGCGCACATAAGTTATTCCTGCCGTAATAGCATCAAGTGGTCCTGTCATATTCCCAGAGGCGCTATCAAATATAGTAATCAACAAACTTTCGAAAGCTGACTTAAGAGAGTCAATTGAGACCGTTACGTTAGAGTAGCTTTGCTGGAACATTCTATCCGTAGTTCCAGCAGCATCAGAAACTGTTACAAGTTTTTTCTCCAGTCCATCAAGGCTATTCAGAAGCGTTAATGCCGACGGAGCCGCAAGTCGCCCAAAGACATCACCAAGGTCACGCATTGAAGTCTTAGATTCCATGATACCACTTTCCTTAAGCTTTATAAGCGTTTTGGTAAGTCCTTCTGTTCTCACGGTGTTCTGATCGATATGTATTCCATACTTATCAAAGACTGCAATTTGAGCCTTTGTAGGCGAGGTTAGACCCATGATTATCTGTTTGAGCATTGTTCCTGCCTGTGCGCCTTTTACATTATTATCGGCAAGAACACCAAGAGCTGCATTTGTTTCTTCAAATGAAATGCCCAAAGCATAAGAGATTGGTGCAGTATTCTGCATAGCTTCATTTAAACCAAGAATATCAGTAGCAGAAGAAGCCGCTGTTTTTGACATGACATCATTAACCCTATTCACTTGATCAACACCCAAGTGAAAAGAATTGAGCATATTTGTTGTAATATCTGCCGCATCTCCCAGTCCTATAACATTTGCTTGTGCAAGATGAAGTGTACCCTCCAATACAGAAGTAGCATCAGATGCTGACAAACCATTTCTTGTAAGATTTTCCATAGCTTCACCTGCTTCCGAAGCCGTATACCGAGTAGAACCTCCAAGACGAAGAGCCTCATCACGCATCATCTTGAATTCTCCAGTCGTAGCATTAGTTACTGCTTGAACCTTAGCCATTTGGTCATTGAAAGCACGACCCACTTCCATTACCTGTTGTGAAAGCCCAGCAAAGCTCATTCCCCCAAATACACCAGCAATAACTCCGCCAAGGTTTCGCACACGTACGCCAAGCGCATCAAGAGAATTTGCAGCGTCTTTGTAGTTTCCTACATTCCGATAGAATCGCTGGGTAGCAAATTCAGCCTCTTTCAGTTCCGTTGTTACAGAATTAATTTTATTCTTCAGTTCCGTTCCATGAGCGCTTGATCGTTCAGCCTTACTGAGATTGTCGTACTCTTGTGTCAGAGAAGCCAAGCGAGCCCTTAGCTGCACTAAAGATCCATTCTGCTCTTGCTGCGCCCTCATCTGATTTGTCATTTGCCTTGTAAGCATCATACTCGCATTCTGTTGCATACGAATATACTGCTGCGAAGCAGATAAGGACTTATTGTACTCCTCTCTACTTATCAATCCGTCTTTCAACTGCTGCTTGAGTGACTTCTCTGCCTCTCGTGCGTCTTGAATATTTCTCTGATACTCGGACATCTTCTTGATGGCATCGTCATATTTGACTTTAATCTCGAGTATCTTAGTTACCGCTTCATTACTCATTGTTGTTTGCTTTAATTAGACTGTTTGGTATTTTAAGAAGCTGAACTGTACATTTACCGTCAGACTTTCTTTTTATGCTCTGTATTCCGAAATAACTTCCATATTGTCGGAGATACACAGGAACACTCATATCAAGGTTCCCAAGTGTGAATTCGTCAAGCTCCATATTATCAGTTACCACATACGGGTGCCTAAGCATTTCTGAAAAGACCTTATACCGAGTATCCATAAGTCCGCCTTTGCTTCGGAAGGACAATTCTTCAAATGTAAGATAATCGAGTGAAGAATGTTCTGTTGTACCAGTTGTATTCTCAACAGCTTCATTCTTGTGTCGAACTCCTATTCGTGGTTTGCATTCTTTGAAAACAAATCCCTCGACCTCCTTTGCATAAGAAGCATACTGTAGATAACCCGTACCCTTTAGTTTGACGTAATTAATAACCTTTCCTGATTCATAGAGAGGAACTTTAGCCATGCCTCTATCTGTATCGCATCCCTCAAATGGTAGAGTAAACACATCATTTTCCGTATTCAGATATGGGTCCTTGATTTCGAAGCTACCAGAATACTTCGGATTGTCTTCGTTATCTGATTTCCACCGAAGTTTATTCACTTGCGCCCAGTCACTAAGCACAAAGTCTATTGATGACGGCATGGCATAGTCATTCGTTAAAAAGTTCGACCAATCAACCGCTTTGCCAACATTATCTATCAAATCTCTGTAGAGAACAAGTCTCAATCTACCATTATAAATGATAGGATAACCCCCAACGACATAGAACACACCTTTAAGGAAGTCTATGGGCTTCATTTCCGGAAAATTCGGTTCAAAATATATAGGAGTAGCATTCTGTAAGTACTCCACCTCCTGTGTTTCTTTCTGATATGGGTGTCCTTCCTTGATACATGGGATAACTTCAATATAACTCTCATAATTCGAAGGTTCTTGATCAGTCTTCTTACTCTTCAGGTAGATTTTCTGACCACTTTCATCCATACATGGAACTGTAGCATCACCTATATAGGCTCTCTCTGCTCCGTCAATCCAGACGCGACGACCTTGTCGTATTTCTATTACGTCCTCCCATTTATACTCACCTATATGAAGACCCTCCCAGTCACCATTACCTGGATTGTCATTATCTGAAACTTCCTCCCAATCTGTGAGATACTCAAACCTCACTTCATACCATTTTCCTTGTTCTATCCCCTGTAATATTGAAGAACTCGGAGTAGGTAATTTAACACCAACCCACTCTCCACTTATGTACGTTGCAGAAAGCGCAAGAAGCTTCGAAGCGTCTTTGTTTCCGATGCCATTTACTATTGTTAGCTTTACATTCGAGAATATCTCCGCTTCGGTCTTGTCTATTCGAGCAGCATTGACAAAAACTCTAACATGGGTTTTTATCTTGTACTTCATATTTAAGAAGAAACCATACCATGCACGTATATGATTTGGGGCTTTTACTTGATGTATCCACCCTACACGCATATTATAGAAAGTCGGATACTTATAAGATTCTAATTGTGTGTGTCCCCCGCTAAATTCTGTTGCCATTGGCTCGAACACCCATCTAAACTTATTCCGTTCCTGATAGAATTCACTATCATTCATGGATGTTATAGGACAATATAAAGAATCCAAAAGTTTTTCTACCTTTCGTTCTTTAGCTCCATCTTTTTGTGTGTACTCCCTCGTAAAATCGTAATCAATGTTGAACTTCTTAAATATTCTGTCCAAAAGATACGTGACTTTAAAACTTGGAAGATAATAAAGATACCCATAAAAGTCATCACCTACAACACCATTAGAATATCGAAGACACATGATATCCTCACCATATTCACTACTAATCTGTGATTGTGGCCATTGTTCCCACATCACGAAGTTTGGCTGGATGTCTTTGTTGCCAAACAGTTCTGGCAACGTTTTGTCCTCGTCTATTATACTCTGTATGGCAGATAAGGTTCCCCACGTAAGAACTATCTTGTAATAATCTTTATCAGTTCCTATTAGATAAGCGTTTGCTGATCCAAGAACATCAATACCATTGCAATAGTATCTCGCACTCATTCGTCTTCCGAGAGATGATTTTATTCCGTTTTCAAATACATAAGCGTTATGCTCCGCAGATTCGGGAGATTCAAATATCTGCCTGTTCGTTGCGGTCATTGGTAGCTTTATAGTGTATGAATGAGAACACTTCATTTTACTGATATTAGAAAGCATTACAGATTTCCATTCGAGTGAAATGTTCGTGTCACCAATATTTACCGACTTTCCGTCGATATAAAGCATTTCGAATTGTTTCATAACATCTGAGCGTTAGTGTTTGGTAGCAGAATCTTGAATTCAAAATCTTGCATTATAGTAACCTTGCGCTTACTGGTCGAAGTGTCAATAACTACTGGCTCCCAGCCAACGCCTGCATCCTTGTGATACAAGTCTATAACGGGGGAGGTAAGAATACTTTCCAGCATATTGAACTCAGCCTCATCGACATTCGGTGCACAGAGATTCAGTTTTGTTTCTGAAAAGAAATATTGCTGTCGCTTTATGGAACGGAAACTGTTTCCCTTCTTGTCGACATAATTCATTGTCAGCTCTTGTCCTCCGTCGTCATTCTTAATTTCCTTAACGCCCTTTTCAAACAACCAGTACTGAAGCCTCCCATGTCTGTCTATCCAGCGTAGGAATACGCCATCAGTAGCATTGTCTTCAACACAGGTTACTATTTGTGCACTTGCAGGGTGGAACGTATAATCGAAAGTATAATCCCAAGGAGTTAATGTAGCTACCGTTCCTGTAACTGGCTCTATCTCCTGAAATGAAGCGCCATCAAATATTGACACTTTCATTGGATAGTTCTTAAACCACCGAATGACTCTTTCACCATTAAAACGCTCTCCTGGCGCTATGTTCCCCCAGATAGCAATTGATGTGAATGTAAAAGTGTGCGTGCCGTCAGACACATCGACACTCACTTTCATTGAGCGCTTCTCTACGATATTATACACATCAAACATCAGTTGCAATGCACGTGAGATATTAATAATGGCAGTGTGAGAGAAACACATTGTTTCTATGGGGAATGTCTTTTCTCCATTACTAACCGTAGTTACCAATGAAAGTGCAGGGCAATCCGTGACCTTTATATAGGTTGGATTAAATGCAAAGCATATCTCGTCAGGATAAGCAATATCACCCAAATCGTTAGTTACTGTTCTCATTACTCTTGAATTTGTTGTTAATAGTATCTATTTCCAGAGCAAGTTTCTCACCTACTCTATCACCAATGTTACCAAGTGTCTCCTGTAGAGCTTTACTGTAAATGTCTTTCGTAACCCCTTTTCTGTGCAGAACAGTCCCTTTCTTCATGATGGTATGAGCAATTGCACCAGCAAGACTCTGTAACTTCATTTCTGAACTTAGCTTAGCACCACTTTTGGGTGTGTAGTCTGAATAGTTGATGCCCTTAGCCTCTATCCAATTCTTAATTATTTCTACAAAGTTACGAGGTACTGCTCCAGGTTTTCGCCCCCTCTGCAAGTTAAGAAAAACAGAACTTCCAAAGAGTATACCTCCAAATTCACTCGTTTGCACAGTCAGCGATTTCATTGTGCGACCAGAAGCATTTATCCTTTCCTCGATCATTCTGCTTTGGATATTCCTCTTCAGGAGTTCCATTTCTTGCTGTAAAATAACCTTTATAGTTTCCATTATCTACGAGGGTTAGTTACACACAAAGATTGACCTGCTGTTTCTTTCAGCGTCGGCTCAATGATAATTCCCGAATTGATACTGTCTGTTGTATCGATAGGCACCTGATACTTTACATTACCCTGTATCGTTTCGAAATACCCAGATTTGTTCAAAGCATCTATGAAGCGAAGAGAGAGCCTTTTCATTCTCTCAACAACACAATCCTCTGCTACGGCATCATCGTCATGCACTGTCTTGTCAAGAAATGCTATCGCACAATCAGGCATATCCCTTGCCTTACCATTGCGTATATCAAAAAAACCACTGGCAGGCTGAATGAATATTATACATGGAGTCGGAACCTTATCAAGGTCTACATTAGCCTTAGTCCAGTCATTATAGATGTAGTTCACACCCCCTATGGTCTTTGCTACAGCACGAACTTTTCCTTCAACAGTTCCAAGCTGGTCTTCGTTGTCTTTTACGACAGACTCTGTTACCACATTCGTCTTTTCTTTATTAGCTCTCATTATCTGTTAGATTTACGTTTATAAACTTCACGAAGCCTACGGTCATATTCCCTCAGCTCGTTATCATTTTTCATACACTTGTAGATTCTTACCCAAGGGACATTGCGAACCTCATTCTGATCCGTAATCCTCATCCTTCTTGCATACCAGTCAAGGATTCCGAATGAACCGAACTTTAACCTGTCCACTCCAGCCTGCTTTTCCTCACTGTCAAAATGCGGTTTTATTGCTTCGAATAGTTTATTGATACGCTCCACTTCCTTATTGCAGAAGTAAACAAACCATAACACTCTTTCAGCACTTTCTTTCATGATGTCTTCCTCGCTGACGCCAAGAATAACCTTACAGCAGTTCACAATAGCGAGTAAACCTGCAGAGTTGTCATGCAGATCATCGAGCTGCCCATAGGAAATCATATTTAGATTCTTAGGAGTTTCCTTTCCGCAGACAGAAACAGGGCGAGGCAGATTCTTTATAGCAGAATACTGCTCCTCCCTTTCTTCTTCGCCTGCACAGGAAAAGATAAGTGCATATCGATAAAATGGAAGGTAAAGCTGTCGCTTTCTCCGTAACCGTGATATTTTGATGTATATTGCCTTAAATAATCCCATACTACTTAATTATTTGAATAAACCGTAACATTTGATTTAATGCCTTGTCCCTGTGTTTTGATTCTACGGAAGTACATCGCCATGATTAGGGCGTCTAAATAGTCAGGAGAATGACCCAGAATAATCTTCATCACTTCCTTCTTGATAATGCCAAGTCTACCAGTATCACGGTCTATGTAAGCTTGTTTCAAAGCTCCAAGTTCGTCCATAATATTCACCCTCTGATCGGGAGTACATATAATCCTTATTGCACGCTTATTGATAAGCTCCGCAAGTTTAAACGCACACTCACTCTTCAGACAATCATAACGTGGGTCCATAGGAGGCGAACCACCATGAAATTCTTTGATACCCTCAAGATAAGATTCCAGAAAAGAACCCATACCGTCAGCATCGACAATAGTAAGAGAGCGTGGAATAGAATCACGTATCATGAGATTTTTCAATTGCGTTTCTACTTCCTTTCCTGGAGAATATGTCATGTCTACAGGGATTCTGAAAACATTTCCAATCGAAGAAGTACACACAAAACGGTCGTGCCCCTTTCCTGCAATATCGGCAGAACAACTATGTGCACCCACTTCTGGTACATGCTCGTTGTGAAATAAGTCGCTTATAGCATCGAAATCGCACAGTGTTGCAGGGTCATCATCGTATTCAAAATTTCCAAAATATAGGCGCTGCACCGTGACGGGGTCAGCTTGCAGGAGGTTATCAAGATAAGCCTTCTCCAAGTGAGGATTATCCGTAGGAAGTGATTTTATGAATTTCCTCGTCTTACGGATTGTCCCCTCTTTGTCAGGCTTTACAAATTCATTGTATATCCAATTTCGCTTAGGATTACAAGTATACAAAGACTTTGGAATTGTATGCCATACTGTTCCGTCTGGATTCTTTCCCCTAAGAAGAGAAAATCGGCCACGAAGGACAGATACAGCCTTTTCGCAAATTTGCTGAGCCTCATCAAGAAACGCATCTGTGATTTCAAGAGAACCAATACGGTCAAACTCTGGATCTGATGGTTTCAACTTGAGGTCGAAAAAAAAGATTTGACTGCCATTTGCGAAGTTGGCAATCATATCAGTTTTGTTATAGGTAACATAATCGCGAAGCCCCAGCATCTTGAGAACCTTAAAAAATGTTACAAGCGTCGTAGTCTTTAATCGCACAGATTCTTCACGAGCTATCAGTCCTACACTGCCAGCCATCGACACCCTTCTAAGAATCTGCCAAAGACAGCCGAGAAAACTTTTTCCGCCACGTGCGCCACCTCCGAACATCACCTCGTTCGTGGTGGTGTCATCCGCAGACAAGTACTTCATTGCGAGTGCTTGTTTTCTGAAAAGCTTTACCGTTACTGAATCTTGTGCCATTAAAAATATACTAAAAAGCCGAGCTTCGCGCATGCGCGCACGAGAGAAAACTATACGCTTAGCGTAGTACTGAACAGATACTATGTCAAAATCGTAAATTTGTTCGTACCCCCGCTACTTATTCTTCTTCCGGTGTATTTCTTTTTATCCGCTGAAAAGCAAACCCCTCCTTAGGAATGAGCGTCAAGTCCAATATCTCCAATAGCTTTTCTACATGTTCTATGTTTAATCCTCTCTTTCCAGTAAGGTAAGAAGATAAGCTGTGCATGTTAACCTCAGCACTTGCAGCAATTTTGTTCAACGGCTGCTCCAACTCATTGATTCTCAACCTAATCTTCTGTCTCATCAATGTGTATCTTGCCTCTGGATCAACATTTGCCACTTCCACTTTAGTAGAATCCGACTTTGCTGGCCTGTAGTCCTTAGGACGAACTGTGAGCCCCAAATACATCATTAGCTTTTCTACATCATCAATAGGACAGCCACGCTTTCCTGTTAGGAATGTCGAAAAGTTCTGCTGAACCAGTCCGAGGTCTTCACATATTACTTTCTTTGAGATGCCCAGTTCTTTTATTCGAAGGGCAATCTTTTCTCTAATTGGTGTCATGTCTTTATTCTGTTTTATTTTCTTGTTTAATATCGAAATGTCGTAAGAGAATATCTACTTCGTTGTCAATAATGGCGTCATCTCTTGCTCCTATTACTTGCTTTGAAACTTCCCTCTCCTGTTCTATGATTTCGTTGATATCCTCGTCAATAGTGTTTCTTCCTATGAGGTAATAGCAGTTCACAGCATTCTTCTGTCCATTGCGGTGAGCTCTTGCTTCTGATTGTTCACAGTCAGAACACGTCCATGGGAGTTCAAGGAAGAGTTCGTGAGAGGCGGCGGTGAGCGTTACGCCACATCCTCCACTTCTGTAGTTTACAACAATGAGCCGACAGGAGGGGTTGTTCTGAAAAGAATCTATGGCACTCTGTTTCTCTTTAGCAGAGTCAGACCCTGTTACAGTAACAAGAGATGGGAAATGCTTCCTTAGTTCCGAAACAACTTCTTTGTGGAATACAAATACTATGAGTTTTTGCCCTCCGTCTATAATGTCATGAATAAACGGGATAGCTACTCTCATCTTACCAATAGCAGAGAGGCGACGGAGATAAGATATTCTTACCATCATTTCGCCTCGCATAGACTTCTTGATTTTCTTGTTCGATAACCTTGCGTACTCTTTGAGGAAGCGTACTAAATTCTCTTCTGCAAGAGTGTATTCTTTGCGATTTGATATATCAACTGGAATATATTGCCTCATCTTTTCTGGTAGGTCTTTCAATACAAGTGACTTATCACGTCTAAAGAAACACGTACTCCATAGCTTAACGTTCAATTCAGCGTTATTACTTGACCCAGAAGCGCCTTGGCAGTAGCGTCTGCGAAATTTAGCAACGCCACCAAAATCATCTATTCTACGCATTATCTTTAACTGCTGAATGAGGTCTGCATTACCGAGAACAACTGGTGTTCCGCTGAGCATGAAGATGTATTCCGGGGTTTGGCAAATCTTTTCCAAATACTTTGCATACTGGCAATCAGGAGATTTTGTGTGATGGCACTCATCTATAATTACCGTATTGAACATTCTTACATGAGGATCAACAACAATATTCTTCATCGTATGGGAATTATTGACCACACGCGATATGAAATACTTCTTGATGCTCTCATAGTTCACAATAACAACGGAATAACTACCTGCTTCAACATAACGCCACCAATCGTGTCTATGCTCGTCATCTATGACAAGGCAGTTTTTCTTCGTCCATTTCTCAAATTCCCTCTTCCATGTTTCTTTCATCGCCAGTGGGCAGGCAACCAGTACTGGATATGATTTTGCCAGCCAGCAGGAGCCTACAGCCTGAAGGGTCTTTCCAAGTCCCATATCATCGCAAAAGAATGTACGCTTCTTCTCTAAAGCATAGCGCATTCCCTTTATCTGATAATCGTAGGGCTTAAAAGGAATACCATCGGGCATGTCCATGAGTGGCATCCTGTCAGCAAAGCTATGATGAATACCATCGCCACCCCCCATCTCTATTACTTCTGATGCCAAATATCTCTTTACACAGAAAGAACCGAAATCTCTGACAAACGACAGGAGTTGCTTATCGCATACCCATAAGCCTTCTTTTTCGGAAAACACCATTCCTGGTATCTTACGAATATAGAGAGAAAGCAAAGGAGTCATCTCCATGCTCACACAGATATCTTCAGTTCTTTTGATAATATATATCGGCAACATTATTCGTTTCTTTCTGGTTCGTCCACTTTAAACTCTTGTGGAGTCTCCAAGTCATCGGTAATGAGATTAATAACTTTAGGAAATAATGGTTGACCATCACCTGTCAGCTCCTTTCGTTCGGTAAACCCTTCGTTCTTACCAAGAGTTGAAAGGATATACCGCACCATCTGACCGTCAGGTCGTTCTATCCACCCAAGAAGTTGTCCGTTAACTCCAATCTTAGGAATTCCTACAGTAAGAGCACGAGCAGCATCAAGAGCTTGATCGAAAAGACGCATTTTACAGTCGTTGACAACCTCCTTGAAATCGGGATCCTCTTTACACCAGTTATAAACTGTTTGTCTTGTTACACCAAAGGCATCGGCTATTCGGGAATAGTTTCCGTGACAAGCCTCAGCCGCTTCTCTGAATTTCTTTAGTTCTGGCAACATATTTTTAACCAAAAAGATTGCCTTGAACAGGTGGCTTGCGTGTACCAGGATTACGAGCTATCATGTTGGCAAACCACCAGTTCCGGCACGTATTAAAATATTTGTTACGAGACTGTGGGAGGCTCCAATCTATGAAACGTTCACTGATTTCCATTCTCCTTGCATTGATAATACGACAGCGTATAAATTCATTGTCTACTTCCAAGACTTCTCCACAGCTATATCTGAACGCAAGGTGCAGGTTTTTTCTCCAGTCGAAGTTAAGATCAACACCACACAAGTAATAGTACGGTGCATCTTTCAACTCGAGATTCCAAACCTTTTTCATAAATGGATAAACTCTCCTGTCATTACTACCAAGGAGAGATTTCATACAGTGCTGGCTTAGGTCTACACCACTTACATAGCGCAACCAAAGAATCTTATAAATACCTTTAAATTCTGCGAATTCAATTTTTACCATTTTTAGTTTCTTTTTCGTTGATTAGTTATAATCTTATTTGCACCTACAAAGATACAAAAAAATTATCATTTTTGCAACATTTTAGCCATCTGTTTTAATCATATTTGCAACCTCTCAAAGCCTGCGTTTACTTGATGTTTCCGTTCTCGTCTTCAAAGCCGAAAGCCCTGAGTGCATCATGCTGTCTTCCATACCTCTGTTTATTCGGAAGCTGCATGTTAAACTCATATTGTAAAGCCTTGATATACATCTCGCGAGGCAGCTCTTTTATCTTCTCACATCCGAATCCGAAATAACCGGACTTTTTGTATGACATGAACGGCTTCAAGCCGAAACGCTCTGGAAGAGCCTGTAGCTGTTCCTCGGTGAGATACTTCTGAAAAAACCACTGTCCCTGTGAGATTACAGCCGTCAATCCCTTGTCATCGAGGAACATAACACTCATTGCATCATCTGTGGTGTTTCGCTTCGCATTCATTGTCTTCTCTGCTACCTCACGCATACGACCACTGAAGAACACCTTACCTCCCATTTCACAGAACAGATTGAGACAGGCAAGAACACCATCTTCTCCCTCTTGACATGTTACAGAGTTGATGACTGCATCACAAATAACATACTGGAACTTACCCTTCTTCTTAACATAATCAAGAAACTTATCTATCATATCATGTCCCTTCTGAATAGATATTCCTACACGATTATGATTAAAGAATTCAAGCCCTATAGCATTGTAGTAATTATGCTGAATACGCACCTTATCAATACACATTGCTTTTCCGCAACCAAAGTCAAGAATCTTGGTGTTCTTAGGCTCCTTCAGCAAGTACTTCACAACCTCACGATAAAGAATAGACCAGTCTATATCCTGATGACGAGGTGGTTGTGCTAAACCTTGTACGAATTCTGGTCGCTCCAGGTTGTCATAGCAGAAAACTCCGTAGTCCTTCTTGAAATAATAGTCGAACACCTTACGCTTGCCAGCTTCAAGAACATAACAGTGAACTGGTATGTCAAGCTTTTGGCAGGCATAAATATAGTTGTTGCCAAATACGACCTCGCCTCCGCAGACAATAGCACATAGAGCGTCACCATATCGTAGAATCAAGCGACACATATCCTTTACAATAGACGGCTGATTGGCAGAATGAACATCAAACTTGTCATTAGCAACACCCGTATAGAATTTACCTTCTTCAAGTGTGCTATCGAGACAGTGACCCAATTCGTCCGGCTCAAATTCAACTCCATTGTGGATAAGGTTAAATGACATCTCATCTTGCATTTTCACCCCATGAACAAAGAAGCATGGAGCCTCATCAATACCAACCTTATTAGCAGCTTTCGTCCGCTGGTGCCCAGCAACAATCGTCATATTATCCTTATTCACGATGATCGGGAGAATAAAACCCAATGTCTTGAGACTACCCTGCAACTCAACGAAAGCCTCATCGCTTAGCTTACGTGGGTTATAGTCCGCAGGGTGAATGTCCTTAAATTTAACGTACTCCATATTTGTTCAGTTATTGATTTTCATTACCAAGATTATTTCTTGTCATAAGTTCTTTGATAAAGCCAAAGTCTACACCGGCACCATCGACATACTCCTCGTACAGTTCACGCAAAAGGTCATATTCCTCACGTGTTACAGGAACATTATACTTGCCGAAAGAGAGCATGTCTATCTTACGTGGCTTACTGCCCTTTGTAAAAGCTATTGCAGTCGGGTCATCGTCTGGATTGTAGAAAATAGCTTCGTCAAAACCCATTCCTACCAGAGCTACCTCGTCATAAATATTCTCGAGCATATCGTAATTATACTCGCCATACTCTTTGTTATCTTTCACTATAAGCTCTTTCTTCTGCTCTTCGCTAAGATTTTCCTCAAAATCAATGGGGATAATGGGATTTTCACACCACTTCGTCCAGAATGAGATAATCTCTTCTTTTTCATGCTCTGACATAGCAGCGTATTCCTCATTCTCCTGCAATACTACTTTCCAAGAGAAAGGCTCCTTACCCAATATCTCTTCCTGCAAGATTCTTGTTCGCTGATTGCCACACAAAACAACATATTCCTCGTCTGTTGTTATCAATTTGGCTTCAAACAGCATCTTCGGAAACAACATAACGCTGCACTGTAGCTTCTTTCTCGCATCCGGTGTTATCTTACGCGGATTGATAGGGTTAATATTCAATTGCCCAATGTTAATCTTCTTGATCATCGTCCTCTTGCTTTACTTTTTTTGATTTCTTTTTAGCCTTTCTCTCTGCTTCTTCAGTTTTCGCAGCCTCTTCTGCTGCCTTAGCTGCCGCTCTTGCCTCTGTTACAGAACCATCGGGGTCAAGAATATGCATGAGGAAACCATCAAGAGAACCCTCATGTTCTTCTCTAAACTTCTCTGCCTCACGAGACAACATATCAAATTCATTGTCTGTTATGTAGAATTCTACGTAACCACACTTGAATTTCTTCAGCGTATTTTTGTTCTGTTCTAACCCCTGGTCGTTAATCTTATCACCATAATCGTAAAGGTCCCAAGAAACAGTACCGAAGAAATCACTAATCAAGTCACGGTCAAAGTGCTTTCTCAGTATCTCCGGGTCGTCCTCGCCAGCATGAAGATTATCCTTGACAAGAAGCTCTTTCTTGTCCTCGTCAGACCAGTCGTCCAGAGTTCTACAGGGAACAAGAGGATTTTCCTGCCATTTAAGCCAATGTTCAATCAACTTGCTTTGTTGATCCTGTGTCATATCACGAAAAATTGTCTGCTGAGAGAGGAAATCCTCTACAGTATCAGCATCCATCGTCATGATGTTCCTAAAACTTGCACAACGTGCATTTCCACTCCAAATGACAAAGTCGGAGTCAACACAAATTGGATGCACTTCATGCATCCAAGGAGACAGGAGTATACTCTGTGTGAGTTTATCCTGCATAAAGTCAGTGATTGTTCGTGGGTTTTGTGGATTTACCACAAGATCTCTGACATCTAAAAGTTTATCCATATTGAATTATTGAAATTATCTGCGTACAAATATAATCATTTATAATCAAATATAATAATATTGATTATATAAAACATGTTTTTCAACCATCAAAAAGTTAATAAACAGGCTAATTAATATCAACAAGTAGCGAAATGTTAAGTTAGTCTTTGAAAATTAGATTATTTTGGTTATCTTTGCAACTAAGATTAATACAATTCCTTTTAGTTTCGCCTTTCGCGTTTACGAGAGGTTACTTTTTGGATTGGTTAATTCTTATTTGCATTTAAGGCAGGGTGACTGTGAAGCTACCCTGTCTTTATTTTATAAACATGTATTAACGTCGTTTACGCTTGGCAACACACAGGGCCCTTTCATTAAAGATTTCCATTTTAATGACCTCCCATCCTTCATTTCCGAGTTCATTTAGCCCAAGCTCTAATTCCGAAGAAGATGATTCTAAACGGATATCACAAGGCGCATACAGTTGACACACCTTATACTCAAAACACTCCTCTATCATAGGCTGTACATATCAACGATCCACCCCTTTCTGGCGAATTTCAATTTTACAATGCTGAACATCAGTGCACGTCATACACTCTGAAAATGTCATACACTTTCCCCTAAGAAGTTCGTTACCACTTCCTTTACTTTCCTTTTGTCCCATATTTTTAAAAAATTAAATTACATTTCAGAAGGGCTCTCTTCGCTTACACCTTTCCCATTCGTCGAAAGTGAAATTTTGCCCTGTGCATTTGCAGCTATGGAAAATGTCTTTGTTCTTTTTCATACTGCTTTCATTCTTCAAAACCCATTTTCAATTATATTTGTCAGGTCGTCAGCTTCGCAATGCCAATCCTTGATGAAACCGTCCTCGTCAATATCCATGATAATGTAATCGCCATAGCCACCACCATTAGGACAAAGAACGTCAGGCACATAGCTATCGGCGCCGACAATCTCTTTATACTCCATATCAAGTAGGCTATATGTACCATCGTCGCACACCTTGTAGTGTACTTGTGCTTTAACACCTTTCTTCCAACCCACGATATAGCCACCTGTAATGTCAATAACGGGCTGCCATCGGTAATGATCGGAATAGATGTTGCTCGTTGGTTCATCCTTGACTTTCACGGCAAACGGTATCTTTGGCGTGCCGACACCCTTACTTTCGCAAAAGTCAATATCTCGTTCACCATTGACCGTTGTATCTTGCCAATAGCGTACACCAGCATCAACCTTGATGTAGCGTACATCCACCAATCGGGGTTGTGTTATTTCTATTTCCATAATTATTATTTTTATTGTACTAATATTTTTATTCTCCGATTTCCAAATCATCAACAATTACGAATTCGTAGGCATCGAGGCTATCCTCAACTTCTTGTAATGATATCCCACTGTTCTCTTCTAAGACTTGATGATATAAGTCTTTATCATGCTCTTTAAGGGAGTTCAATGAAGTACACGATTGAGCGAGCGGACACGAAAACGAATAACATTTACCTTGTTTTGTTTTAGGTCTTGTCTTGTCATTTTCATAACCACGATGGGTATAACCGTCTTCGTCTTTCCAAAGGTATTCAACCTCTTCTTGGGCAGGGTGATTACAGCCATATCCGTTATTGGCATCTGTTTCCGAAGTTGCATATCCACATACGGACATTAAATCGTCTATTGTTACTACTTTCATAATATTTACTTTTTACGTTTCATTGGATCTATGGCAAGGCCCTTTATAACAAACCCCTGCCGTAGATTTGTATAACTTTTCTCGTTCATGTTTTCTCCGTATTGCTTAGTAACACATCGAGTTCTTGTTTTGCATCATCAAGTTCTTTTAAAGCTTCCGATCTTTTAGAAATAGCATCTTCAAGCATCATGTCTGCCATTTCGTTAAATATTTCCTTCGTGTGTTTATTCAAATAGGCCAAAAAGTATTTAGACATAACTTCGTTATTTGGGGCAAAATCAGAGTACACGCTACTGTCACCACACGTCCCCGTAAAAGATTGGTATGAAAGGCGAATATTAAAGCTTTGTATGGCGTCGCCCTTCTCGAACCCGTCACGATGCTTGTCGACTTTGTTTCTACGATTTTTATAATCGTCTATAATTTGAGGTAATTCTACATTAATAAATTGTTTCAATCTTATGCTTTCCCCTGCAAGGGCTTTAATTTCATTTACTGTGTCTACTTTCATAATTCCTCTATTTATTTTTCTAATTGTTCAATACTCCTATCAACAGCTTTCACAAACTCTTCACGCAGGACATATGGTATATCAAGTCCGCCACTGTTAAGCACGAACGCTCACCTATGCCTGAGAATAAAGATGCGTGTGTGAGTTTCATACGCTTACTCCATTAATTCAGGATTATCTGTTACGTTACCTATGATTTTTTTACCGACTATAGAATTGTCAATGTCGTATCCATTAGCCTCAAAATATGCGTTTTCTTTTAAATCGTTTAACGATTCTTTGTAAATTCCACAAATAGATAAGCCCGTTAGATATGCGTTACCATCGTCCACTGC